GTTAGATTCCTATTTGATAAATCTGTATAAATAGTCATTTTATTTTAATTTAATTTCTGAAAATTTAATTGGCTTAGGTGTTTGTAAACTTTCATTATGAGTTATGATCCAGCATAATCTGAATCCCTCTTCAAGTTTAATAACTCCTTCCTCGATGCCATATCTGTCTATAAATAATTGTGTACAGACTTGTTTTAATTCATCTTCAGTTTTTAAATCTTTTAATACTTTATAAACTCCTTTATCACCTAATCCTTCAACCCCTTTATAATTCTCTTTTTGAGAACCTTTTAATAATTGACTATAAACCTGGAAATATCCCGTTGCATGGATTTTACCGTTGATTAATTCAATTGTACCGGGGTATTTAATAACTGTTGTTTGATTAGTTTTTATGTTGTAATAAATACCCGGTATTGCTAAATAATCACGGTCATTTGCTATCATCACTGAGTTGGGTATCCTCGTATGAAGTATAGCAATAGCATCGTCATTTTCAATGTTTAAATACGTTGTAGGGGAGTACGTATTTTTAATTTCCTCAAAACAATCTTTAAGATTAGGTAAATACTCTTCAATTGTTTTTATCTTCTTCTCGGTACGTCTAGTTCCTTTATATTCATTACTTACTGCCACATCATTACGAAAATTAGTTTTACTTGATTCCAATATAATATTAAATTCATCTGTTTGGAACTTTTCCGTAAGATTAAATAAATGATTATAAATTGTTTGCTGGTAATCTGGTTTGTTTCCATGAATAAATGCTAGTGAACTACCATCAATCCATAGTCTTGGAATTAACATATTTATCTAAGTTTAATACATTCCATTTTAATTTACTATCGCCAACCTTCCATGTTTTACCATTTGTTTTATATACTTGTTCTGTAATCATAACCTGTGGGGTAAACGTAGAATTAAATAAGGTTGTTTGACCTTTCTTGTTACCATACGGAATTACTTTTTGAACATATAGATTATAGGTTTTCATTAACATTGATTGTCTGTCGGGGAAAGTAATGGAACTATTGAATTGAGCGGTGAATGAACCCTTTATATCAACTATACATAGAAGATCTGGATTATGAATATAGAAGAATGGACGTTTTTCATAACCACCGTTTACATCATGGAAAAATAATCCGCGAGCTTTTTCAGTAAAGTTGAACTCGAAGTCTGGAGTATATTCACGTTTTTTAGTTAATATGAATAGTTCAGATTTATCCTTCTTTAATGTTTTACTTCTTCTGGTTACTATTTTATCACTACACACTTCATAAGTACGTTGCTCTAATATTTCAGAAATATAACCAGATTCTTGTAACTCTAATAACCAGTGATAGAAATAACGTTCTTCATCTGAATCAAATGTTCTATTCATAATCACGGATTGCTACACCCACTCCTTCAATTGGTGTATTGTATTTAGATAATTTACGATATTCAATCGTTATTAGTTTACCTTTAACTTTCTCATCAAAGTTACGGGCCCATTCCTCACGTTGTTGATTATTACCTTTCAATTTAACATGGAATGTTTTACCCTCTTTATTCTTACAGATAAGGGTTGTTTGATTGGACATTTTACCTTTATTCCAATATTGATCAATACATTCAAACTCATCTGTTTGACGAGGTTTGATTTTAGATTTATCAGATGTACGGAATCCAAACTCATACTGTCCAGTGGGGTTACACACAATTGTTCCTTCATATCCTAATAGTAGGGATTCTTCATGGAACAATTGTAGGTCATATTCTGTTTGACAAGGTTTACCATAATCTATTTTCAAGTTTGGAATATTATCAACCGAAAGAGCTAATAATAGATTACGACGTTGACTAAATTCCAACTGAGCAACTGGTACATCATAAATATGGTATTCTAATTTACAATTAATATCTCCAGTACTAACCATACTAATAATATCATGTAATTCAACTCCATGTATATACAACTCTCCATCAAGTGGTTGATCAAGTTGTTCATTCATTAATTTAGTTACAGACTCTAATATATGAGGTATATTGAATACATTTCCCTCACGAGATTTTATTCTAACCTCTCCATTATGTCTTTCAGCAATACATCTAACACCATCATACTTACGTTGTGCATAACAAGGTTGGAATTTACCTTTATCCTTATTTAATAGCATCGGCATTAATGATTGGTCGGCGAAGGTATTGTATTGAGAATCAGCGACTTGTGTCACGTCCCCTTTATAACCTTGATTGAATAGTAGGTTCCACTCGCTAAGTAGTTCACGTTCAGCCTGTTGTTGAGGTGTCGTTTCATTTGATTTACCTATATTCTTACCAGTTTTAACTTGAACCTTACTTGTTTTAGCTTTATCCTCTCTACCTAATATTCCCGTACGAGTATATTTTGTGTATGATTGTAACCCGGAATCTTTCTTAGTGTAAAGATCAATGAATGTTATTTTACCATTTTGATCTTTACGATATAATCTTTGTAATTTCATATAAAAAAGAAAACCCCGTATTGTTAGTACGGGGTTGTTAATTAAGATTTTTTAAATGCAGTATCTCCTACTATTGAGTAACCATGTAATTCACGATATTGAACTATACCTGTATATGTCTCACCTTTCTGGTCCTTTACGGTTATGTCAAACATATTGTCAATATTATCATGTTTAGATAGTTCTACTAACTCATGTGTTTTACTGGTTCCAGATATAATAGTTTTAATATCTGCATCTGTAAATTCTGATACTTTCATTAGCTTGTTGGTAGGTTAATTAATTCATCGCATAATGATGAAATTGTAGACTGAGCTTTTTCAATTTGCTCATTATTCAATCCACCATTATTCAACATATCTTTCAATGTTTCTAGTTTGGCTTTTTTCAATTCAAATAATGAAGCGCGAATTCTCAATAGAGAGAAGTCCATATTAAGCTTAGTCATAATTTCATCAACTGAAACTGGTTGTTGTGGTTGAGCTGCGTTGGTCGATGGTTTTGTTACACTTTCCATTTATAATTTCTTTTACTTTATTTAATCCTAATCTTTGACAGAATTCAGCTATATCTTTAGCTTTATCAATCTTAGGTAGGATAATATTAGTTAGTTTGTATTTATCACATAATATGGCTGATAATCTAATTCCTGCTTCATCATTATCATATAAGATATAAATAGATTTAAATCGTTGCTTTAATTGTTCAAGTAGGTCCTCATTGATTGAAGTAACCTCGCTTTGAAACGCAATCGCATTAAATCCCATTTCCCACATACACATCATATCCTTACCACCACTTGTTATAAATAAAGAATCTGCAAAACTAGGTAAATTATCATAACCAAATATGTCTCCGACATCTGTATTAGTTGACCATTTATTAGTCTTTGAGTAGGGACAATATAATTTAACATTCTTTCTAAATGTATATACGTAGCAAGGGTTAAGGTAGTCATATTTATATTTTAATGTGAAATTGAATGAATTAGAATTACTACTATATTCTTGGACTGGCTTACAAATTTTATTAACCGTCCGTATATTAATACCAAATTGAGCCCAGTAATCTCTGTCATAATTATTCCATTCCCTTAGTTTAATTTTAAAACTAACCTTCTTTTTAGATTTAGTTTTATGAATTGGTATAGCTGAATTAATTAATTGTTCAGTCCTATTCAATGACATGTCTGTATTTATTCTAATCAATGCTTCGCGTAAATTACATTTAAACAGCCATTGAACATAGTCGAAACAATCAAAATAATGAGACCGAGCTCTATCGGCGAATTTGAATTTACCATTGGACCAGAAGAAATAACAAGTTCCTGTATCATCATATCTCATTGGATTCTTATAAATTGCTCTATTAACCAATAATCGTTCTCCCCAGTAAAACTCCATTATTTCTTTTTCACTTGTCCTTGATAATATATCTGTTATAAGAATCATTCATATTAATATATCTATTATAAAGGTTAATTCGTTTGAAAGGTCCACAAGATATGTAGTTATTATACCTTTTTTAAAACAAAAAAGGGAAGTTTTTTAGGCTTCCCTTTATATACTAAAATGGCAAATCGTCAGTAGGTTGACTTACTGGAGGTTGAATATCATTACCTTGTTTTGGTAAATCATCAACAGTAACTTCTTGGAATTTAAACGAATTATTCCAGAATGCTTTCCAAGGATAATTAGCGTCAGTCATTGCTTCAACCGCTTTCTTGTTAAGATGACCTTTATCTAATTTAACTCCGTTAAATTTAATATCAGAATAATCATATTCTTTATCCATTGGACGGAATGTTGTTTCTTGAGCAACAGGGAATACAGTGAATGGTGCATATACTTCTTGATAGATTTTATCTCCAGAATCGTTAGGGCGAACTCCCAACATTACACCAATTGGATTATTTTCACCATCTTTATTAAAGAAGAATTCCTTACCAGGGAAGTCAGATTCTTTATCGACAAGCATATTCAAGCTTGTACACTCTCCATTGAAGATATTCTCCATAACTTCTTTTGGATTTTCACCCAATACGAAGTCTTCCAAGAACGTTGATTTAGTAGCATCGTCTTCATTGATTTTATGTTTATCCAATGTTGACATTTTAAATACTAAATCATATAATGCTACTTCACCTTGCATTGCTACACGGGCAGTTTTAGGATTGATTTTACGAAGTGGGTCGCCAGGAGAGTATGGGCTATCAACTTCTTGTGCTTTCATCACTTGTTTTTCTAATGAATCTTTACCTTCCAATTTAATCCAAGCTGATTGGTTATGTTGGTCAATGATTTGTGTTTTACCTGATTTACCAGCTACGTTCGGACGATTTGATACGTAGATTTTATATTCGGTAAACATCTCATTAGGATATGCTTGATTTTTAAGTTTCAATACTTTATTAGGATTGAACTTCAACAATAATGATACAGTTTGATATTCATTACCTTGGATCGTTTTACGATATTCAGGTTCTTTAACATCAAAGTCATCTTTAATGTTTTTGATTTTACGCAAATCATCCGCCGTTGGGTTGAACTTTACAGGAGTAGCCAATACTTCTCCAGTAAACATTGCGCGAAAATTTAATTGTGGTTTCTCAGATTGGTTTTTTGTTTTACTTGTTGATTTCATTTGTATATCAAATTGATATTACAAAATATTAGTTAGTTTATTTTTACGCGATTGACTCCTCTACTTGTACTTCTTCACCTTTGTTGAACTCTACATCAACTGACTCGACTGTTGGAGTTACGTTAGTATTCAATAAATGGAACACATAAACATCTGGTAATGAAGTAGTTACGATTTCCACCTCATGTTCTTGTTCCTCATTCAAATTGAACAATGTACAAATAGCATTGTGGATTTCTTTAGATTTGATAGAACGTGTTGCTAAATGACAATCGTATGTTTTTGTATTACGGTCATTAATGCGAACTGTTTTCTCAGCTGTTACAGCGAGAATTGTTTGGTAGTTAGTAGGTTGGTTGTCTCCAGCAATATCATAATCTGGAACAAGAATTATTCTATTCTTATCAGGATTAATACCCATTACTTGTACTGCTTTTTGGTTTAATTTAATCGTATGACGTTTCTCATCATTTCCTGGTATCAATGTTAATACTGGTGTATTAGGATATTTTGTAGGTTGAGAAATAACGATTGTTTCTTTTGGTTTTACTCTTGATGTATCAAACATTGTTTAATAATTTTGAGTTAAATATTGTTAGTTAGTTTATACGTCTACTTCCTCGTATTCAACGGGAATAACGTCGTTAGTTTTTGGATCTAATGTAAAATCAATTTTAGAAAATTCAGCTACTTCATGAGTATCGTATAGACCACCCATGATGTCACTCGCTACACCTCTTGCACCACGTACAACACATCGAGCATACATCATAAATCTTGGTAATTTTTTCCAGTTCAATTTTATTAATGTATAGATTCTTTATTCTATACTTCTATATATCACTATATAGTTTAGACTATATCATATCATGTATTCTTATACATGACTCCCGCTTTCGTGGACAATTTATAGCATCAGCATTATCTGTTAAGCATCATGTCTAGTCGTTCGGCATTTACATTTATTTCTAAATGATTTAGCACAGGGTTGTCTCATTGAGAGTTTCCTTGTTTAACGGGATTTTTTAGAAGGACTACTGGAATATATTTTATAGTTAAATTCTGGTAATATATGAGGTTCAATTAATTCAGTAAATTTACTACGAGATGATGATTTTATTCTAAGGACTGGTTGGTCTTGAGATTTAGGATAATTTAAACTTGATTCAATACTATATTTATTATATAACCAAGTTCTTATTTTTTCACAACCTTCTTTACCAAAACCTTGAGTACATATATAATATGTATCACTTACAGTTCCATCATCCATGTACCAAACAGCTATAGATAATGGTGTTAATTTCTCAAGCATGTTTTTAGTAATAGTTTTTACACCATTAATATAAAACATTCGATAATAATATTTAAGATTTTCATATGGTAAAGAACTAGCCCACAAACCCCAATGATTTTTACTAGACATTCTACAGAAAATACTACCTTTAATATTAAGTTGTTCTAACTTCCATTCAAAATATTTATACTGCTTGTGAGAATGACCTATATTTATTTTATATGTTTCGATACGAGTACCTTTACCACATTTTGATATATTACCATCACCCATCATTGTTCCTATTAATATCTCTTTTTGACGTTGAGATAAATTACAAACTTGTTTAACAGCAATATATTTTAAACCTAATTTCTTACGTACAAATAAATATTGAGCATATGATAAACCGGATTGTGAATAAGCTTCTTTATCAGGAATTCCTTTTGAATGTAATTCCCTAACCTTTTCATCGTGATTTGGCCTTACAGCTTTAGCTCTACCATTTGAACTAACACCTGTTTTACGTAGTATTCTATCTACAGAAGCTTGACTCACTCCTGACATTTTAGCTATATTTGGTCTGCTAAAACCATTTTTTGCAAGATTAATCACCTTTCTCTTTTCTAATTCTGTTATTATTCTCTTCATGACACTTATTTTTAATTAATCCTTCTTGTGCCAATCCGCAGAAACACAATCACTCCAATAAAATGAATAATCACTTGATATTGTGCGATTTAACTTCTCATAGAATCTATGAAATCTAATAGTTGTTACAAATTCAAGATGACCATTTACCTCTAATTGTGTTTCTTTATAAAGTATTTCTCCATCTGGTCCACGGTAATATTTAACATTACCATTTTCATCTACAACTGGTTTATTATCTTTATCAAGCATTACAGATGGTTTACGTACCATTACTGGTTCATAATCTTTAATTAATTCTGTTGCAATACCTGCATTAGCTAATAAACCTGGAATTACTGAACTCTTCAAAGCAACGTTACCTTGAATTAAATTCATTGAATTTAAAGCAGTGATTGGTTCCATTCCAAGTTGCTTACCCATATTGATAATGGTTACAACATCTTCAGGACGTTTAATACTTGATGGAACTACTTTCTTTTCAATCAAGTAATTAGCTGCATTGAATAAATCTTCAGTTGTACTGGTTAATACCAATTCTCCTTTCTTTGACATGTTTAATAATTAAACATTAGTATTATTAGTTAGTTTATCTTTGAGTACACTTTCCTAATTTCTCAAACTCCTTATGGTAGTAATCAAAATCATCTAAAGGTACTTCAGTGAAATCGAAATATTTCAAATTATTTAGCATTGGAATAATCTGGTCAGGTACACCCTCGCGATTCTTTAATATATGCCAATAAATGAATTCAATTTCTTCAGTAGGGGTAATCAATCGGATTGGAAAGTTATTGTCTGTATATGCCTTTAAATTCAATTTGGCGGGCATATGAGAACATAAAATATAATCCGAAAAAAATTCAATTGCCATATTCTTATTTCGTAGGCTCTTTATCCTACTACTCCTACCATTTTATTTTTAACTTATATTGGTAGATGAGACTATATCATATGTTAACGTTTAACTTTTTGTATAAGTATAATTAACATCCTTGCGCTCGTGTTTATTTCATCTCCAACACAACTTGGTAAGATTACTTTAATTAGTCGTTGAACCTTTATCATATTTCTATGATACTTGGCTGCTGATTGTCCTAGTTTCGGGTTTTCCAGCAATTCACAAGGTTTTATTCGAGCATTTTATTTTCGTATAGTTTATAAGCCATACTAGGAATTATATAAGGTTCTATAAGTCTTCTGAAATCATGTATACTTGAAGCATCTATAACAAGTATATTATAATTACCAGAATCTGTATAACAATGAGAATTAATATTAAATCTTTTTTTAAACATATCTACTAAAAGATTGACATTTTCTTTAGAAAAAGAATGAGTACATATTTTAAATGAATATCCATGGTATTTAATACCATCATCCATAAACCATACTGCAATCCCCATAGCATCTATTTCATCCAGTATTTCTTTAGGTACTATTTTAACACCATTAGGATAAAAAATATCACGATAGTATGTTAAACAAGGATGATGCATTGTTCTAGTTTCAATGGCTTCCGACTCTATTTCCCTACCGTCTAAAATACTTTTTCTTTTTTTAAGAATTTTTGTTTTCATTACCATACATTGTTTACTAGGATATATTAAAGTTGTCAAACAGTTTTTCTTAAATTCTAAAAAATCTTTTTGTTTCAAGGAATGTTTAAAAACTATAGCAGCAGTCTTATTACTATCACTTGGTTCTATATAAGCATCGCCTAAAGAAGATCCTATTATTACTTGCTTTTGTATATTAGTTAATTCTACTTTTCTATACTGATTACAAGGAATACCTACCTTATGTTTATATTTTATTAGATTAGTTTGTTTTTCATCTGTTAATAAACATATTTCTTGATTAGTGTACCCAAGCTCAACAAGTTTTTTAATTCTTGAGTATCTATGTCCTGCTTTTACCATAAATCCGTATTTAGATTTATCTGCTTTTTTACATTTTAATCCTAATTTTTTAACTGTTTTACCAACATGACTATTATCACAATTAAGTTTTTCAGAAACTTCTTTAATAGTCATGTTTTTTAATTCAGGACCTAATTCTTTAATCTTTTCAATAAGTGTCATAAATAATTTATATTTTATTATTTTGTATTAATTATATTAATTACAAATTTACAAATAATATTTATGAAACTACATTATATAATCCATTTAATGTTTTATTTTTACCCGAAGCGAATAAATCGCTAGTAATTGGATAGTGTAACGATGGAGCTGAAAGTCTCTCTGTACTTTTAATTTCACGATTCATTTGTGAAAGTATTATGAAAAATACATTACCTCCTTCATATGCAATACGTTTCTTTACTCTATTTAATTCTTCCATTAAGTTATCTATTTTATCTTTCTGGGTTTCACCAGTTCTACCACGAGTAATAACAGCATGATCTATTTCAACAATAATATACTCACCATTTTTACATAATTCACTCCAGTAATAATAAATAGTATCTCCTATTACTTTCCAATCTTGTGGTTCCTCAACATAAATAAGTGGATAATCAAATAATTTAGAATGGTATTGTTTAAATACCTTTTCCATTATAGCTTCAGCCAACGGATGTTCATTTGAATACAGTTCTTGTAATGTCATTTTAGACATATTAGCTACCTCTCGACCGATAGTTTTATGTGCTAACATTTCAAAATTAAAACTTAATCCAATTGCTTGTTTACCTGATTTAATAAGATTAGCATGAATACTATTACTAATTCTCTTACTAAGAGTTGATTTTCCGCTTCCACTTAAACCACTGATAGTCAACATAGTATTTGGCTCCAACATTAATGCCTTATTCAATCTAGGATAACATGTCTCTAAAAATGTAATCTCACCACTAGCACGTTTACGTATATACTCTTTATTTTGCATTACTGCTTGAGCTTGAGTCATTATACGTGGTAAATGGCCTGGTGGACTAAGAGAGTTTAACTTTTCTTTTAACGACTTGCTCATTTCCGGAAACTTTAAATTCAGCAGATGAACGACTACGTTCAATCATAGCATCAATATTAGTTGTATTATTTAACCATGCTTCCAATCCTTGCATGAAATCCAACTTATTATCATTTGTACTTGATGACTTCTTACGAAACCAAACCTCATATTTTATGGCTTTAAGAACTGCATCCATATTATATGATTCATCAATTAATGTTTGGATTCTCTTTTTTACTTTAGCTTTATTTCCCGTGCGTAAATTACGCCCATCTATTCCTAAATGTGCACCAGCATTAGTTGGAAATTCATCTTTAATCATATTATACCACGTATCTAACGTTCGTGTTATTGTTTCAATTTCCGGGTCTGGTGTTGCTGTAATGGATAAATGTTCGTCATATTCTACTTCCATGGGAAATGACTCTCCTTTCAAATTCGCTTTCGTGTATATTTTATACTTTCCGTTTCCTTGTGGCTCGACTACATGTTCGCGAATCAAGGAATTAAGTATGTCTACGTTACAAATTAACTTTATCAATTTCTATAAATTACTGTTATTGATATTAGTTATGTTATAAAAAAGAAGAGCTACCCTATATAGGGTAACCCAACTTAGTAATCAAAATAAACTATAATTGAAATCAACAATCGAGTTTATTATTTTGTTCGCTTCTCTTATATAGTAGGTATAATCAAGATTATATTCAACATCTTCTATTTTATTGAATATATGTGCTTTATAACTACGTCCTTTTTGAGGATGTGCAACTACTTGTTCTTCTGATTTGTTTGGGTAAATCTTCAATAATTGAACACCTTTATTGGCTATAAAATAGCGATTTATTTTTTGTAATTTCTCTTCTTGTATAATACCTTTATCGTTGACATAACGGGCTGTAATAGTAGGAACTCCTTTCTTACCACCTTTAGCTTTAGTCATTGCACAAAAGTCGAAAATACCGTAATTTTTAACCTTACCTGAATAATAATCCTGACCGTTTAAATGTTCACGGATTGTTTTATCAACAGGTATTCCATCTGTAAAATATAAACTTACTGCTAGAGGAACTATTCTATTTGAATGATCTTTGTAATATTGTACTTCACCTTTCATCTCTTTATCTATTTCAAATGTACCTTTATGTTTAACACTTCCATCTGATTTTATACATAAATAGTTATTAACGTCACGAATTACCATGGTTTTGTACATGACATACTCCATTTTAAGTTTAGTTAATCCTTCCCATTCTTTAATCATAGAAAACATTTGTTCAACATTACTCTTTTTTATTCTAATAGTTACTCCATCCGTATTACATTGTAGTATACTTGATACCTTAGTTAGCTGTTCAATTAACATACTTAGTAATAGTTGCCCGTTGATCGTAATTTTCATGAATGCTTTCGGGTCATATAAGTAACTATGTTCATCTTTAGATTTACCAAAGCTACCATTGGCTGCAAGTTTTAAGCCCGCGTCAGTTATCTTATCACCTGTTTGTTTAGCTTTTACCCTATCTTTAATTATATTAGTATAAATATCACAGAAGACTTCTCCTAAATGTTCAGGATATACCCTATTTTGAATGAAGAGATTCGGGTAGTACGACTCCACATCTATGTCGTAAATTACATATTCATCATTTTCGTTATAAATACCTGGTTCACATGAGCAGTGAAGTCCTCCCAAACCATAGACATATGACAATCCTTTATACTTTACCACTAAATCTTTGAACACTCCTTTAGTTTCTGTTATAGTCTTACCCTTAAAGAATTGTAATAAGTCATTAAACTCTTTAGATTCAAACTTAACATAATCAAATATACACTCTGATAACTTAATACTATCCCGATAAGTTCTCATGTCTTTTAATTCATTCCATGAGATACCTTTACTTTCACATATAAACTTTGCAAATATCTCCGAGCCAATTTTCGGATCATTTGCATTAATTAAATTTATACCGAAAGTATTAGTAAGTTTCTTACGTAATTCTACTTTACCAAGATTATCTTTATACAATTTATAAGTAGCAAGAACATCATTAAAGTTATACTCCATAATTCCAGGTATCTCATCTTCTTTAACTTCATGTTCATGATGATAAGGTAAATCCATTAGATTATTCCATCTCATTACGAACTCACATTGCTTTAAGCTGCAAAATTTATTGTCAAAATGCATAACTCTATATAAATCAAGCTGTTGCACTTGCACTAACTTAGGATTTATATCAGAATACTCCTGATTTACAATGTTATTTGATACACCTTTGATTATTCTAGCTTTCTCTTCTCCAGTTTTGTTACGGAACTGAAATGGTTTTGTAATTATATTAAAAATTATTGGAAAATCATACGATAAATTGTTGAACCCGATCATTCCTTTAACCAATTCTTTATTCAATACAAATTCAATAAACTCGGTTAAATCATCACGCCACTTACATACAATATATTCTCGTTTCTCTTCAGTATCTATATTTAGAAATATACAACTAAAGAAATTGGCGAACGATTCAATATCATATACCCATACTCCTCTGTTAGAGCTGCTCACGCGTTTGTAAAGTTCCCGCTCTACAAATGCTGATTATGTTTTTAACGTCAACTGATTTCCACTCCCCATCTTCATTATTCATCAAGATGTAACCACTTTTATTACGTAGTTCTTCTTGTTCAGGTCTTTTATAGTAATCAATTACAAGTTCTCCTTGATAATTATCAATTACTGTTTTCAATACACTTTCGTGTCTACCTGATTGAAAATCAGCTAGAGTCAAACTACTCATTTGTTTAACAGCTGTTTGTACTGCTGTATCGCGACTATTTTTATTTGGTTTTTTACGGAATGTAATTTTAACCAATTCGTTTTTATCTAATCTACTGATTGTATCAAATAATTCAGCTTGAGTAGCTCCATATTGAGTTGCATAAGGATTATCCAGCAACTCTTTTGTTTTATTCTTCTTCATCATAAAAATCGTTATCCTCGTCATCTTCTTCATCATCAATTAATAATGACTCCAGACGAAGTTTGTTATTTAATCTTCTTTGTCTTCTTTTTAAATACTTGGGTAAATCTTCAACCTTTTCTCTCTTTTTAGAAGGAATACCATTATCATAAGTTGTATTTTCAACTAGGACTTGTTGCTTAGGATTAACTAATTTCAATATTCGTATATTACGTTGAGTAGTCCAATCCACTTTCCATCCAGTAGAGTCTTCAATAAATCTGACAACCCATCTCTCATATGAGAATAAACTCGGCTGCCAATTTTTCTTATCCTGATGGATATACCTATACAAATAATAATCATCGTATTCACGCATTACACAGCCAATCTTATGTATTGAATTAGTATATAAATCACGGTAATCCTTAATAACGGATTTAATACGTTCATAATCATCTAATTCATAATTTCTTTCGGCTACTAATTTCTTATAGAGTTTTTTACATTGAATATGAGTGTTTTTAGATTTTAATAGATTTTCAAGACGATTAAATTTATGAATAGCAGCTAAATCTTTTTTACTGTATTCTTTTTTATCTTCAGGAATTATTTTTTCATCCTTTAGGAAAAATGAATCGCCAGGACGGACCCGTTCAATTAATTCAGCTTTACCTTCATAATTTAATTCGTCTTGATAATCAGTATAAATATCAATTATATCACCCTTCTTTAACTTCGTGTGAAGTTGAACTGGTCTTACCATACTTTTTATTCATATTGGTAAAGAACAATCTACTTGATTCCATCTGTTTAAACCATTTCTCAATTAGGACAGGGCCCCATTTCTTATAAAATTCAATGTCTAAAAGCTTTTGACTAAATGTACGGGCTATTTTCTCATCAATCCTAGAGAAACACTCTTCATTTGTCATAGCACAAACTAAAGCATTTAAAGCACTGTCATCCATTGTAGCTAATACTTTATTGTAACTTCCCGTATCTCCTTTAGTGTGAAGTGGATATTTAATAAGTATATCCTTAACCATACAATCTTCACCTTTTAAGGTTAACATCCATTCATTTTTAGTATTAGGTTTTAATTGTATGAGTCCAATTTTCTCTAATGATTCAATCTGTTTAATCCATTTTGGATTCATTTCATGGTCTCTACCACAACGAACTAACAGCAGTATTACATGTTGTAAGTCCGTAAGTTTATTATCATTCATTATTTTTTAATTAATGTCAATAAATCAGATGATAGCTTAATCATTCGTTTGTCTACCATCCATTTAGCATAACTCTTATCATTAGAGATAATCTCCCTAATTGTACTACCTTTATGCTTACCATACTTCATAATATAATCTAAGTTTGATATTTCATAATCAGGTAAATCTTCCTTACTCAAAATAAGCCCGCGCCAATTTAGTTTTTGCCGGTCAAATTCTTCTAGTATTTCAATACACGCTATAACGTCATTTTTAGCCCTGTGAGCGTCTAACTCCTCCCCGGTGATATATTTATATACCGACTTTAATTTAGTGTCAGGAAGAGCCTTTAAATCACTTTCCGGGATAATATTGACTGCTATTAAATACACGTCAATGTATTTTAATTCTTCAATATTAAACTCTTCATTCTCTCTTTGAAACATTGATTGAATAAATGGTATATCAAATTTACGTATGTTATACCCTGCCAGATAATCACTACTTTCAAACATTGATTTAATAGTTGGAGCAACATGAATAAATTTAGGTTTTCCCTTAACTATTTTATTATCAATACCATGAATAGCAGTTAATTCTGGTGTTATCAATACTTCTGGATCAAGTATAGTATGAATTTCAAATTTCTTACGAGGATTAACTGCGTAAATTGAAACTATCTTATCCTTATCTGTACTTAACCCAGTTGTTTCTAAATCGAAGAATGTTATATTCTCTCGGTTTATCATAAAGCGAATTGTTTTAAAGCTGATTGATTAATTTGATGTTGTGATTTAACCATAATATCTTTTCCTTGTTGGTATAAATCAGCATTACCAAATCCAGCTATAAATGAATCACATATTTCCAATGTAGTGAAGTTTTTATTAAACATTTCATCTTGTATTCCAAGTCGAATTAATTCACTACGAACATGTTTATAAGCATTAGATAAACGTTTGAATCTATAAATAGAGTCTGTCATATCTGGGTCACGACTACCGCGAAATGTATAACACATCTCATGCCCGCGGTCGATACCATCCTCGAATGTAACTTTACTATTCCACATGCGAACTTCATTCTCTTCATTAGCAATAATATGACCTTGCATTCCATTGAGGAATTTTTCATCTTCTCTCAATAATTGACGCAATTCATGAATAGCATGTTGCTTTTTACGCTGTTGTTCAAGTTGTTCTCGCGGAGTAGTTTGTTCTTTAGATAAGGTTAACCGGTGGGTTTTATTGGACCTATCCCAGATTAATTTTAATTCACTTAAAGCTGGAGAAACCCCGACACTTAATGTGCCGGGTGTTATATGTAAATAATTCTCCAATGCTGTTCTTATAGAAGGTTCATTATATCCTTCTGCGTAATGTACTTTTCCGTTATACGTGTATTTATAAATCGTTGATTTCATTAAAATGTAATGTAAGTATACTGGGTTAAAAACCCGAATATTTATTATTTTCAGTTTTACTCGACAATAACAGTATCAAACTCTTTCTCTATCATTTCAGTTATAACCTTTGTCCAGTTATCTTGAAATGCTTCCATCAAACCTGTCATTAAAGTATGGGATAATTCCATATTTGTTTGGTCTGATGTTTTTCTAAGTTCGTTAATTTTTTCAAATTCTTTTCCCTCTATTGAATCAACTGGAACTAAAAACACTGTTTTACCTCCGTTATTCTTTAAATATTCAATGAGAGTTTTAGTTACAGCAATAGTTTCATAAGGTAAATTAATTGTATAAGTACCATTTGAACTCTTAATAACCTGATAATAATCTTTTAATAAACTAGTTTTTCTATAGTTACTCATTACATTCTTTTTAGTAAAAGTTTTCCAACGATTGGGTCTGACATAAGTGTTTTCAACTTACCTGAGTTAGTCAACTCTTGTGCCATATTCAATCTAATATCATTTGGAATACTTTCAATTTTAATATAAGATTTTAAATTTTCAATTTGACTTGGAGTTAAATCACCCTCTAACACCTCAATACAATGCATTACTAAACGAGAAGATAAGATACCAATAATGTCAACACGTGGAGCTGAACCTTTTGTATAATGAAGTACAACATCTTTAGCTACTTCTTTATCGAAGTTTTTACTATTAATGATTTGTTCGGGAGTAATCATAATAGATAAATCATCATTGATAAATGTAGTAAACGCAGTTGCTGTTTCATCATCCAATAAACCTTTAGCTAATTGTAGGACAAATCCTAATCTATTTTTCAAGTTATCAATTGATTTGATTACTTTAGAAAACAATACAATAGTACGAGCATTTGTTTTATCACCGTGAATAACTTCAGGATATTTCAAAACAAAATTGATTAATCTACCATCAATATTGTTTACCACAGCCCATTTTGCCCATTCTTTCTCGTCAAATTTCATACTAATATGTAATAGACGAGTTAATTGAGCTGTTTCAAAACTATTTACTTGATACTCACCACCTTCTGGATTAGCAGTCATTACAATTGTCCATTTACGTGGTAATTTCCAAGTAGCTAATTCACCTTTTTGTATTAATTGCATTAAACCATTAATAATGTTTGGAATAGCTCTATTAGCATCATCAATTAAAAGAATACCTTCTTCATTATCACCTAAATCAATATTAGGTACAAAACTAGGTGGAGCAACTACAGTTTGATTAGGTCTTGTTATATCGCGTATCCATCCTGCGTTTTCATAAGATGTAGCCAAGTCCTTATCAATTATTTTTGATACATTTCCTTTTGTCATCCACATACCGGTTGAAGGCATACCTAATAAATCACCCATCTCTTCAAATTGAGCAGGAGCAAAATATTTGAATCCAATTCCACGTTCTTTAGCAATCTGACTCATAATTGCTGTTTTACCAATACCAGCTAGACCCCACACACAAACAGGAACACGGTCTTCATCTTCTGTTAATCTGAGATTACAATCATGTACATGATTAATAATTTCTTTTACTTCATTAACGGTTGCCATTGAACCATGATACTCATACTTATGCGTGTTTTCTTTTTTAGCTTTAGCCATTTGTAATTAAAATTTAATAGTTATATAATTGTTTAAAAATCCATTTTTACTTTTGTCCCTTGAAAGTCTGTCATAGCATCTACATCAACACTATTATTCTTTGATAGAATCCATAGTATTGGGTAGTTACATTTGATTGGTGGTGGACAATAACCATCAGTCAAATAAATAACAGCATCTGGTCGCATTTCTTCATTAGCGAATTTAATAGGTGGATTAAAATCAGTTCCACCTCTTCCCGTAATCTTTTTAGGAAACTTACCTTTATACTGCCATACATTACCAATTTGAGCATCACATTCAACAATATGTACTTCCGCACCTGCTTTAAAAACATGATGTACTTCTCCAAAGAATTCAGCTAAACTCTCATCATCAACTGAACCTGATGTATCAATAGCAATCATAATTTTATTACGTCGTTTTACTTTAGATCCGGGAATTGTATTGAATCGTTTACTACGTCTTTTCTTAGTAGTTACTTTATATGAACGAATACTATTCTGATGGAATTGTTTAAATACTTTCTTCCAATCTAATGTTGGTTTTAAGCTATTAATCAATTCTTCAAGATAAGCTTGTATTCCAGTAGGTAAAGTTCCTCGCCAGTTGGAACCATTACTTTTCTTATCCATTGTTTCAGAGACAGCTTTAATATTAGTATTTATCCAGTTCTCAATGAATTCTTTTGAACCATTTCCTCCTTGACCAATACCTTCCCATGAGCTATGATTTTCTCCGTAATTATTTGATAAGAATTTAGCGAGCATTTTTTCAGATTGATTCAAATCTGGATTATTATCAATATCACTTTGAGTTAATCCATCTTGCTTTTCTTCTTTACTTTTTCCATCTTCTCCTTCACCACTTTGACCTTGTCCTCCTTGTCCATTTGAATCTTTTTTACCTTGAATCATTTGACCAAGTTTCTTTTCTAATTCATTTCTCTTTTGAACTAGAATAGCATAGTACCCATCTGTTGTTAAATTTCTGAATGAATCGTCAGGAAAGTATTCTGGGAAGTTTTCAAGTATTGCTATTTTATCAATATCTGGTAATTGTTCATGTTTGATAAATTGATTAACAACTAAGTCAACAGCAATAGCTGATAAATCTTTATCTGAAAAGTGGTTGTATAGAAATATATGCTTGAATAAAATATGAAGTATTTCATGTTTAATTAAACCATATTTCTTTCTTTTTCTGTCTTCTGGTTCTGTATAAGTATTGTGAATATGATTCCAGAATTTCTCGTTAACAACTAATGAAAGAATGTTATTAGATAACATAATAGCCGCAGTACCAATTAATTTAGCTTTCTGTGGACTAGTTTCTTCACTAACAATTTCGCGAACTAATCTTGTAAAGAAATGTCCGTAAAATGTTTCTTCTAACATTAATTGAATTGAAGACTTCTCAACATCTTCAAGTATTTCTCTTGTATTCATTTTATAATTTTAAAATGTAATTAAATGCTTTCCATAAATAAAAAAGGTGATAGTCAATTGACTACCACCTTCGTTTTAGAGTTCAGTTAAATTTAATTTATCTATGTGATATTTACGATTAGGGATTCCATCTTCGTTTCCCCAATAACCACCTTTATCATAAGCTTTCAACCAGTTTAAATAGTTATCCGGCTTATTGACTTTATTAATGTATCTATCTAATGATAGAACTCTACCCCATGCTTTAACTCCATCTAATAGAGTTTTATATTCAGCAAATGAAGTAGCGTTTCGTCTTATACCTCCGAGATTATTCTTTTTAAATAATCTTGATTTTCCCCAGCCTGTTTCTTCAATCCAAAATGATATTGAAATATACTTAGGTATATGATAAACTCTTTCAAGATATTCCCATATAGGATATAAACTAATTAATGCAGTAAGGTTTTTTACCTCATAGTCTTTTAGTTTTTTATCAATTTTTAAGTAATCTGTTATTGATATTCTCGGTTTTTTACTTCTAATAGAATCAACATTTATCATTCTAATTTGACTTTCTAAAACGTCAATATCATCAATTTTAATTGGATTAGTTGCAGAATAAGTAACTGAGTTTAAAGGAGTTATAAAAGCGATAACTGATAGTACATTCCTCATAGTTATTTGATTTGTGAAAAAATTTTATTGTATTGAAACAATAAAGGTACGTTTACTAACTATTAAACAGAAGCTAATGAATTTACAGATTTATGAATAAATCTATTAAAGTCTTTATTATAATCGTATTTAGTTAGTATTTTATCCATGTTTAATTTAATAGCATTGTTTGTTCTAAGTTTATTTAGCAAATAATTTATATCAACTTCTCTATTAAATAAATAAGCTTTATGAAGTGCTTTTTCAAGGATAATATCTTTAGAAAATAAATGTCTTCTAACAAATGACATCCAACCTGGAATACGTATTAACTTATTAAAATTATCAATAATAAACATTATTAAATCCTCTTTATACAATTCAAGATTCTTATTCTTCAATATATTAACTGCTACTTTATAAGTATCAGATTTTAATAATTGTTCAATAGCATCCCAATTATAATCAGTAGGATCTTCATATTTCTCGACTGTTAATTGCCATTTATACAACTCGATTTGTAATTCTTCCTGATCGACAAATTTATTTATTCTTAATATATCATCAAGACAATGAGAAATATTTTGATTTCTGATTCTACAAGTATATGGGATTACTTTTCTAGGAAGTGGTCCATTATTAGCAACATAATCTTTAACATCAGCTTGTCGACCTAATGAACCAAGTTCATATGTATCAGAATAGTATTTTTTTCCTTCCCAATTTACACTGTAAGTAGTAGTATTAATTCTAATAAATGATGATATATTATAACCAATCATTTTATTCTTAACAATCATTATAGTTGCTTCAGAAGGATCAAATGTTTGTTTAATACCTTTAGCTTTTAACCATTCACGTAACTCTAATTTTTTCAATTTATTACACGATTGGTGAATATAAATTACTTCCTCATTACTAATATCTTTTGGAGATACCGTGTATTCTGTTATTGGATACTTAGCAGTTAACTCAATGCGTAAATCATTTAATTTATCAAATTGTCGTTCTGTTAATTCAATTATTTGTGACATTCTATAATTTTATAAAACCTAATCTAGTTAATCCGTAATGTATATCACTATCATTACCATACTTAATTAGTTCTGTAAATAGTAATTCTGGTTTGATTTGTTGAATACTCATTTCTTCAACCACATAGAAATATGAATTATCATAATATGTTGATTTATCCATCGACATAATTCTGTTAACATCATAATCTGTATTAAAAATAAGTTCTACAATACATTTATTAATAGCTCCATCTAATCCTGATTGCATTCTTTCAGCAATATAATCTGATCCTAATCCATCGTTCTCTTCAAATGTTTGGTCTATAAATCTATGATTAGGGAATTTCTCAATTAAATGGCTCATTTTTGACGTATCATCATCTATAATGAGTAAACCCTCCTCTGCTTGATGAAACATTAAAAAATCACGGAAATATTGCGTCATAACGTTACCTGAAGTAACACAGAGATTACCATCAATACTGTATTGGAATTTCTCCTTATCAAATTCCATTAAGTTAATATCATATTTGACTTTACTCGAACTGATTGAATCAAAATTTAATTGAAACCAATCAATCAATTCTTCAAAGAATTTCAAATAAAACATATCTACATTTTCATAAAAGTCTCTATCAACTAATACCTGTGATTTAGTTAGATTGCTTAAAACCCGAAGAAAACAGGATTGTTTAACAAACTTAACCGTTGGGAAACCTGACACAATTAAATTCTTCATCAAGATTTGTTTAAAACCAATAGAAGGAAAATCAATTATCTGCCATA